TCTACGTCTGCAAGTGCTGTCCGAGGTATGTCGTTCAACATCCTCTTTCTCGACGAGTTCGCGTTTGTCCCAAATCACGTTGCTGACTCGTTCTTTGCATCTGTTTATCCTACTATTACTTCTGGTAAAAACACCAAAGTAATTATTGTATCCACCCCACATGGTATGAATCACTTCTACCGTATGTGGCATGATGCAGAGAAGCAGAAGAACGAGTATATTCCTACAGATGTTCACTGGTCAGAAGTCCCCGGTAGAGATGATAAATGGAAAGAAACTACGATTGCAAACACCTCAGAACAACAGTTTAAGGTTGAGTTTGAGTGTGAGTTCTTAGGATCAGTTGATACACTGATTGCACCAAGTAAATTAAGAACTCTTATCTACGATAATCCAATCCAAAGAAATGCTGGGTTAGATGTCTATGAACCATCAAAAGAAAATCATGACTATGTGATGACCGTTGACGTTGCAAGAGGAGTTGGAGAAGACTACTCAGCATTTGTCGTAGTTGACATCACAGAGTTTCCTCATAGAGTTGTTGCAAAATATCGGAATAATGATATTAAACCGATGTTGTTCCCCAATATCATATATGAGGTAGCAAAAAATTATAATAGTGCATTCATCTTATGTGAAGTGAATGATATTGGAGATCAGGTTGCAAGTATTCTTCAATATGATCTTGAGTATCAGAATTTGTTGATGTGTTCTATGAGAGGTAGAGCAGGACAGATTGTTGGACAAGGATTCTCTGGTAAGAAGACACAACTGGGAGTCAAGATGTCTAAGACTGTCAAGAAAGTTGGATCACTCAACTTAAAAACATTAATTGAGGAAGATAAACTTATCTTTAATGACTATGAGATTATCTCAGAACTAACAACCTTTATCTCAAAGCATAACTCATTTGAGGCAGAAGAAGGTTGTAATGATGACTTGGCAATGTGTCTTGTCATCTATGCCTGGTTGGTTCAGATGGATTACTTCAAAGAACTGACCGATCAAGATGTTCGTAAGAGATTGTATGAAGAACAGAAGAATCAAATTGAACAAGACATGGCACCATTTGGTTTCATGGATGATGGGTTAGGTACAGATAGTTTTACTGACAATGATGGAGATAGATGGTTCAAAGCAGATGAATATGGTGACAGATCGTTTATGTGGGATTACCTGTCATGATAGATTTTGATGGTCAAATAAAACTTGGTCATCTTCTACTGCAGGATAGAAAGTGTAGAGTTTGTGGAGAAACAAAAAATCTTGTCGATGGATTCTATAGAACCAGAAAAGATAGAGGGCCAGTGGCATCTTCATATTCTTATGAATGTAAGGACTGTACGATAAAAAGGATAATGAAGAACAAGACCTGTGATAATCGGTGGGAATATCCAGATTGGTAGTTCACGTCACGTTTCCCCTGCGAAAACACTAATTTTAATAAATATTTTCAGATAAACTGAGACTTCGGAGAACAAAAACATGGCGACTCCTCAATTATCTCCAGGCGTATTGGTCAGGGAGGTTGACTTAACAGTAGGAAGAGCTGATAATGTATTAGATAATATTGGTGCAATTGCTGGACCCTTCGCACTTGGACCTGTTGACGACGCAATTGACATCACTACTGAGCAAGAACTTATCAATGTATTTGGTAAGCCACTATCAACTGACTCACAGTACGAATACTGGATGAGTGCATCTTCTTTCCTTTCTTATGGAGGAGTTCTGAAGGTAGTAAGAACTGATGACGATGACCTGAAGAATGCAAATGCAGGTAATGGTGTAGCATCAACGTCGATTAAAATTAAAAATTACGACGACTACACTACAACGTATTCTACTAACTCAACATTCACCTACGCAGCAAAGAATCCTGGCACATGGGCAAATGACTTAAAAGTTTGCACTATTGACGATTTTGCTGATCAGACGATCGGTATTAACACAACTAGCCTTGCTGGTGTTGGTGCAACAGTTGGATACGGTGTAACTGTTCCTCTTAACGGTGTTACCGTTGCAGGAAGCGGAACTACTGCATCATTCAACGGATTCCTTAAAGGAATTATTGTTGGAGTGAACACAGACACTAATGGTAAGAGCACCATTGATGTTAAGATTACATCTAGAGTTGAAACTGTTGGTGGTGGATCCACAGAAACAGCAGTAACTTATCAAGAATCTTCAACCAGCAGAGCAATTGGAGTTTCAACAACAATTAACTTTGTTGATAGTGCTGGAGTAACTCAAGGAACAGAAACTACTGTAACCGCAGTTGACTGGTATGATCAACAAACTCTTAGTCTTACTAACTCAACCATTTACTGGAAATCAATTGCACCAAGACCTGTAACTAATGTCTATGTAAGTGATAGGCAAGGTAAGAATGATGGTCTTCATGTCGCCGTCGTTGATGACACTGGTTCTGTAACTGGAATTGCAGGTAACATTCTTGAGAAGCATACTAACCTGTCTAAAGCGGCAGATGCTATCTCTAATGTAAATGCTCCTCAGAGAATTTACTACAAGGATTATCTTGCAGACTTCTCTGATAATGTATATGCGGGTGCTAATCCATCATCTGCAGCAGATGCAGTACATGGAACAACTCCAACAGCAACTGGATTCTCTACAGGATTTACTCCAGTAACATCTGGTGATGGACTTTGGGGTCTGGATGCTCAAGGTGTAACTTTTGCCGGAGTCGGTAATGTAACATACACCTTTAAAGGTGGTGTTGATTATGGTACGAGTTCAATGAAGGCAGAACTGTCTAACTTGATCACTTCTTATGGTCTCTTCTCAAATAAAGATGAGATTGAAGTTGATTATATCATCATGGGACCTGGTTGTGATACTGAAGCAAAGTCACAAGCAAAAGCAAATTATGTAATCAGTCTTGCACAAGCAAGAAAAGATTGTGTAGCAACAGTCGGTCCTCACAGAGGAAATGTCGTTGGTGAAACAGACACGAACGCACAGACTGATGCTTTAATTAAGTACTTCAGTTCACTGGCATCCTCTTCTTATGCAGTATTTGACAGTGGATATAAGTACACCTTTGATAGATTTAACAACGAATTCCGTTACATTCCAACGAATGCTGATGTTGCTGGTCTGATGACCAGAACTGGAATTGTTGCTTATCCTTGGTTCTCACCTGCTGGTCAGCAACGTGGTGTTATTAACAATGCAATCAAACTTGCATATAACCCCAACAAAGCACAAAGAGATCGTCTCTATCCTGCAAGAATCAACTCCTTTATCACTACACCTGGTATCGGAACACTCCTCTTCGGTGATAAGACTGCACTCGGATATGCCTCAGCATTCGACAGAATCAACGTCCGTCGTTTGTTCCTCACTATTGAACAGGCACTGGAAAGAGCAGCACAAGCTCAACTCTTTGAACTCAATGATGAGTTAACCAGAGCAAACTTCAGAAACATCGTTGAACCATACCTCCGTGACATTCAGGCAAAGAGAGGACTTTATGGATTCATGGTTGTTTGCGACAGCACAAACAACACTCCAGATGTTATTGATAATAATGAGTTTAGAGCAGACATCTTCCTGAAGCCTGCTAAGTCGATTAACTATGTAACACTTACCTTCGTAGCAACCCGCACTGGTGTTAGCTTTGAAGAAGTAGTTGGCAGAGTTTGATAACATTATCTAAATAACAAAAGGAGGATTAAAAAATGGCACATTCAATCGAAGATTTTAAATCAACTCTGATCGGGGGCGGTGCCCGCCCCAATCTATTCCAAGTGGACATCACTGATTTCCCTGGAGCAGGTGAAGAGGGTTATGATTCAACCAACTTCTCAGTTCTTTGTAAAGCAGCACAACTTCCTGCATCTACTGTAGCATCAATCGATGTTCCTTTTAGAGGTAGAATCTTTAAGGTTGCAGGAGATCGCACATTTGAGACTTGGACCGTCACCGTCATTAACGATAACGATTTCGTTATTCGTAGTGCAATGGAAAGATGGATGCAACTGATTGGTCAGTATGGTGATGGATCTGGTGCAACAAACCCAGCAGATTATCAAATTGATGCTGTAGTTAAGCAGTTCAAGAGACTGCCTACTGCTGCAAATGGTAAGTATGGTGAAGGACTGGAAGTTGCTAAGAAGTATAAGTTCTACGGAATTTTCCCAACTAATATTTCTGCAATTGAACTTTCTTACGATAGTTCAGATACCATTGAAGACTTCACTGTTGAATTCCAAGTTCAATATTGGGCACCAGATAGCTCTGCTGAATGATCTCATAAATAGATCAGACCAAAGTTAGTTTATAATAATGTCTAAGTTATTTGGGTTCTCAATAGAGGACACAGAACCACTATCTCCTGGAGCAGTCAGTCCCGTTCCTCCCAACAATGAGGATGGGGCTGACCACTACATGAGTAGTGGTTTTTTTGGTTCATATGTAGATATTGAAGGCGTATATCGTACTGAATTTGATTTAATCAAACGATATCGTGAGATCGCATTGCACCCAGAAGCAGATAGTGCTATTGAAGATATTGTAAATGAAGCAGTTGTTTCTGATTCAAACGATAGCCCTGTTGAAATTGAACTTTCAAATCTGAATGCCAGTGATGGTATTAAAACTAAAATTCGCAAAGAGTTCAAGCATATTCTTGACCTTTTAGATTTTGATAAAAAAGCACACGAAATTTACCGCAACTGGTATATTGATGGTCGTATCTATTATCATAAAATCATTGACCTGAAGAATCCTCATGAGGGTATTCAGGAGTTGCGTTATATTGACGCAATGAAAATGCGTTATGTCAGACAACAGAAAAAATTATCAGGGGATAAGGCAGCATCTTCTGTAGTTAGAATGAAGAGTGATAATCCTATGGATTATGACTTCCCTGAGATTGAAGAATACTTTATCTACAATCCAAAGTCAATGTATCCTACTGGGAATCCAGCACAAACTGGAGCAACTCAGGGAATTAAGATTGCAAGAGATGCAATCACATATTGTACTTCAGGTCTTGTAGATAGAAACAAAGGATCAACACTTTCGTATCTTCACAAAGCAATTAAGTCTGTCAATCAACTCCGCATGATTGAAGACTCTCTGGTCATCTATCGTTTAAGTAGAGCACCAGAACGTAGAATTTTTTACATTGATGTTGGCAACTTGCCTAAGGTAAAAGCAGAACAATATTTGCGTGACGTTATGATGCGTTATCGCAATAAACTTGTATACGATGCAAACACAGGAGAGATCCGTGATGACAAAAAATACATGGCAATGCTTGAAGACTTCTGGCTTCCCAGGCGTGAGGGTGGAAGAGGAACCGAAATCTCCACTCTCCCTGGCGGACAAAACTTGGGCGAAATCACTGATATTGAGTATTTTAAAAAGAAACTCTACCGTTCGCTTAACGTCCCTCCATCACGAATGGATGGCGAAGGTGGGTTTAACTTGGGGAGATCTTCTGAGATCCTAAGAGACGAACTTAAGTTTACTAAATTTGTTGCTCGTTTGAGAAAGAGATTTTCTAATATGTTTAATGACATGTTGAAGACTCAACTTATTCTTAAAAATATCATCACTCCAGAAGATTGGGATGTGATGAGTGAGCACATTCAATATGACTTCCTTTACGATAACCATTTCTCGGAACTTAAAGAAGCAGAACTGATGAATGAGAGACTGACCTTGTGTCAGACTGCAGAACCTTACATTGGCAAATACTACTCTCAGGATTATGTCCGTCGTAAGATTCTCCGTCAAACTGACATTGAGATTCTTGAGCAGGATAAACTGATTAAGAAAGAAATTGAGGCAGGAATTATTCCTGATCCAGCAACTATTGACCCAGAAACTGGACAACCTTTTGATAGTGCAGCAGGTATGGATTTAGGTCAACCACAGATGGAACCTGAAATTGATGCATCTGCAGCAGAACCAATTGAGATGCCTAAAGGTGGGGAGATATAAATACCCATAGTCGTATACTATACAATTAAATGGATGACCTTTTAGATATGATTGTAGCTGATGAGTCACCATCTCAAATCAGTGATGCAATCAAGGATATTCTTTACGCAAAATCTGCTGAGAGAGTTGATACTTTCCGTCCTATGGTAA